GCAGGCATACGATAAGTAACACCCTTGTCAGCTTCACGGTTACCAGCGGCAACGATCAAGACATTGTCGGGCAGTTTATAAGTACCAACACGGCGATTCAAAACCAACTGATAAGCCGCTGCCTGTACAGCAGGAGCCGCTGAGTTCATTTCGTCCATAAACAAGATAATGTGTTTATGTTTTGCAGCCAATGCTTCGTTTGGCAGTTCAAGTGGAGGAGCCCATGCCATTGTACCAGTGTTGGCATCAAAGAATGGAATGCCTTTAATGTCAGTAGGTTCCCACAAGCTCAAACGGATATCAATCACGTGGGCTTCAAGCTCTTCACCGAGCTGTTTAACAATATCGGATTTGCCAATACCTGGAGGGCCCCACAGGAAGATTGGACGTTGTGCTTTGAATGCACGTCGGATTGCTTTTTTGCCAGATTTTGGACCAACGGTGCGTGAAATGATTTCGCTCATAAATACTCCAGGGTTAAAAAATGTTTAAACTAACTGCCTATGTATCTATTATAGCGCCGTTAGCACTATACGTCAAGCATTTTTTAAATGTTTTCGCCCGTTTGAGCATCTTTCTTTCGAGCATTTATAGCTTTTACTAATCCGTATTTTCGGATATCGTCCGAAAACATGTAAAGCTCAAACGATTTTTTCTCCGAAAAAACAGTTAAACTTTGATTAGTTAAAAAGTATGGGCAGTCCAAAAAATGATCAAAAAATATGATAGTTTGGGGACTAAGTTCAATCCGATCTGTGAATGGGATTTCGTATTCTTGTAGCTCTAGTTCAGTGACTAAGAAGGCGTACCCTTCTTCACTAAGGCGTAAACCACCGCCTTCTTTAGTACGCTTACTTTGCCACAACTTGTGTAGATGTAGTTTAACGTTAGCCTCGTCTGTACTACGGTTAAGCGAGTTTAAAAAAACTTTTGTATAAGTTTCTCTGGAAATCATAATAGATCTTTTACTTCTTCAAACACATGTTCGCTAAACATATTATTAGTAATTGGCCCAGCATGTGAATTATCTCTAGCCTTGTCTACTATACTAGGAAATTCACATTTTAGTCGAGTAAGATTGTTTAGCTGTTCATTAACCTCAAAAATCTTAAAAGAAGCTGTTGCTTCAATGCCATTAGTCCATGTAGAATAAAAAACTTTAGTTTGATATCTTTTACAAAGTTCGTTGACCAACAGTAAAGATTTTACAGATTCCAGCATACTGTAGTCTGGGTCAAGTAGTAATTCTTTAGATTGACGGATTATTTGATTTTGCCAATAGTCCAACGGGTCACCTGCAATGCTAGTATGGTAGTTCGACGAGCCCCTTGCGCTAAACTTTATTGATTTTTTAAATGCTCTAAACAATCTTCTTTCTAACGGCGGCAACAAAAAGAAAATGTATTTAGGTTTGAGTTGGTCTATAAATGCATGAAGATATAATGTTTGTAGATCTATGCTTGCACCACCTGCTGCTAAAGACCAATAAGGAATATTAATATTTTTGTATTCTTTTATTTTTTCTAATAATCTATAACTCCACACATCTTCTAAATTAAGACCAATACCTTCAGTAAAACTACATCCTAAAAATAATATAGGAAGTTGTGATTCCGCTGAAAAAGAATCACATCTAAATCCGTGTTCGTTGTGATTGTAAACTATTTCTTGATAGTTAGGATTCCAGTTTTCGCGAAGATCCCAGCCCTTTTCAGTTAATGTTTGATTTCCGTCCCCGGGGCCGCGGCCTAAATTTAACAAATCTAATAACTGTAGATTTGGTAAAATCATTTTAATATTTCGCCGGATGTTAGTTTTACCACTTCAAACTCTTGGCAGTTAAACATCTGATTTAACTTTTTTGCTAGGTTAATGGCATGTCCGGGGTTTGAAAAACTAACTTTCTTATATTTTGGGCCAGGATAGCTGGTTAAGCTATTTGCTGATTTTAAGTTAAACGGTTCGTTTTTATAAAAAACAGCCCAAATTGCTTCAGCCTCCAAGATCTGCTCGCTCTTGTAGGTTTTTTTGTTAACGTGTTCTAATAGCACCTTTGGTTTAGGTCTGCTCATATATGCGTCCTTGATATATACGCATATATTTATCATCAAGCCGAGCCAAAACCTCCGCCGTCCATGCGAACTGAAATATCGCCGGTTCCCTGAGATTGCTGTAGTTTGGCAAATAACATATCTTGATCTTCTACTATCTTAGCCATAACTTCACCTAGACAAAAAGCCAGCAGTTTAGCAGTCTTAATATCAAGTTTAAGTTCTTTTTGTTGCCCTAGTTCAGCAGCCTTGACCTGTTGCAAAAACTGCTGAACTGGAACTGTATTAATCGGACTTGGCATTGGATAAAACCTGCTTCATTTCTAAATCAGTTTTAAACGGACCTTTGTTTTCGTATCGTTCAATAGTGATAAGTTTAGGACAAAAACTTTTAACCCAGCCTTTGTCAAATCTAATAATGTAGTATCCAGCACAGTACAAACTTTTACTAGCATCGCTCTTAGTAAACAATGGTAATTTTCGTTGTACATTGTACACTGGATTAAACGGATGACAACTAGTGGGATATCCGTATACATCACGTACATCTTCCTGTGTGCTGATAGTAGTTTTGATTTTACCTTCAAAGAAGTCGGCGCCAAACGCTTTAATCAGTTCTTCTCGTTTACCAAAGAAACTGCTACCGTCATTTGAGCTTAGTACAAACTTGTTGTTGTCTTTCTTGTGTAGGGTTCCAATCTTTTCTCCGCCTTGTTCTACAATCCAAAATTTTCCATCTACAATAGGTTTTGCGGTAATCTGAGTCATTGTGTATTCCTTGGTGTGTATTTTGCCTGTAAAGGTTCTGCAAATGATTGAATACTATCAATCATACGCTTCATATCATATAAGTTGCAAAACTTCATTAGTCTAAGTCCTACTTGATCAACAGACTTAGCATGTGCATTAGTAGCAATAGTTTCTTTAATAACAGCTTTAATATCGCTAGGCTGATGTTTAAGATCAATCAACTGACGATTACGTTCGTAGTCGTCTAGCACTCTATGCTCTTCGCCATTATGGTCTACCCAACGCTGAAGCATCATATTATTCCACGCAAAGCCTTTGTTACTACGATCCTTAAATGCTTCTTCCAGCTTGTTCTTGCGAACCTTAGGATAGGCACTGAATACATTGTCTGAACTATCGCCACGCATACATTTTTCAAACAAGATCCATTCGGGATTAGGGATATCTTTAGGCTCGCCAGTTTTAGTGTCCTTAACCATTTTACCTTTTTTATCAAAGATACCTTCGATAGTAGTAAGTGTCTCTGCTACACCGTTATACTGTTTAACATTGGGAGCAATCAACTGATGGAAGTCGCTGTCTGTCGAGATAATCACATGGTCATCATTTGGATGATCAGCAATCCAACCAGCAATAAGATCGTCAGCTTCAAGCCGCGAATGCTGAAGTACTGTGCTATTACTCTTGTTTATAATGAAGTCTTTAAATACATCAAATGTTTCCCAGAACAACTTGTCTTCTTCTGCTTCCTTAACAGTCATAGCCGCACGAGTTTCAGCGCGATTAGCCTTGTACGGTTTGTAATAGTCTTTGCGCCACGACCTTCCTTCTAGACAGAAGACCACGTGCTTCCCTCCAAAGTCTTGCCACGCTTTCTTGATACTGTTAAAAGTAATGTGTAGAGCCATGCCTAGTTTAATGTCAGCGTCTCCGCGAACAACGTGTCTAGCACGGAAGAATGTATTAGCAGTATCAACTAAAATATATGTCATGAAACTTCTGATTTGCCTTTGCTGATTGGTGTTACGTTAATAAACCCGGCACCTCTTGATGGATCCTGACCTTCGTCTGCTAGTATGTTTCTAGCCAAATCTCTAAACCAACGATCAACAATCTCTTCATCTGGATCACCATCAAATCCGTAGCCGGCACGTTTTAATTCTAACACAAACTGGGGGTTCCAGTCAAGCTCAAAAAAGCCATTTCTAATGTTATCTTTGTTAATATGAGTATCTAACACTGCCACCCACGGCTCACCTTTAGCAGTAGCACGAGCTTTTGGAGTCATCTTAGCAGTCTCTTCTGCTTTTGTTGCAGCCTCAGCCGCATCCAATGCTGCTTTAGCAATAGCTGTTGATTCTTCTGCTGCCTTTACTGCCGCATCGGCTGTTGCCTGACTAGTAATTCGAATCTTATCTAGTCCAGTAATCTTTTCAAAAAGTTTTTTAATCATTATGTTCCCCACTCATTTTTAAATAGTGGCACTTGTAAACGGTCACTATAACGTAAGCCGTTTTTCATAGCCAATATTGCTACGTTTTTATTATTCATTGCGTAGACACTTTCTACACCGCCCACAGGCATTAGATAAACGTGGCCTTTAAATCCTGCTGTACGAAAAGCCGCAATAGCGCACTCGGCGTCAGCAAAGTCTTGTTCAGTTGCAATAACAAATTTCAAATATGCTGTGCCAACTTCTTCGTATTCGCATACAATCTCTGGACAAATAGCATCTTCCCACTTTTCGCCACTGCACGGCAGTTTAGCACTTACACTAAATGTAAGTTCTCTGCCTACTACACTATTCCATCTTTTTAGAAAACCTTTAAACTCTGGTGTAAGTTTCTGAGTACCGTTTGTTTCAAACGTAATCTCTTTTAAGTCACGCATCTTAGTGTTGTTAATCAAGTCTGGATAAGCACGTTGCCAACCTAGCAACGGTTCGCCGCCTGTAATAACCAAATGTTCATCTTTCCAATGATCCTGCGGAAGAATTTCACAAATGCGATCTGCTATTGCTTCACTTGTAAGCATTGGACTTAGATCTTTAAAGTCCGGATGCCAACTAGCATAGCTGTCACAACCTGTACTAACTAAAGGTAAGTCTTCATACTTTTGAAAAGACTCAATCAT